AACAACGGTGTTGGACATCACATTCAAGCGCGCACTGGTCAAATCCACCGCAGGATCGATGTTGAGATATGTCAGGCTTCTTTTGGATGCAAACAGAAGACCAGATTCTCCAAGTGGAATGCTCGCGATAATCTCATCGCCAGCAGGCCCAAGTGTTTGATCCGCAACATTGCCAGCAATAGCATTACCAGCGTCTGTTGGAGCCGCGGCTTCCCAATGCTCTGGATTATCGACATCCGACATAAACCAGATGTTTTCAATTCCCTTCACTCCGGAAAGCACAATTCGAGCGCCATATTTTGATATGGACTGTGCGTAATAATAGTTGGATCCGATCAAATTTCTGACAGCGTCTTCTGGGCCTGCATTTGTTCCTGAATGATGCCAGTAAGACAATGTCAATCCATTGGTCTGAAGATCAACTTTCCAATATGCGGATGGAGTTGAGACGCCCCCCGCAGTGGTGCTTGTGAATGTTGTATCCACCAGATACAGATACCGTCCCAACTGAACGCCATCGACGCGGCCAGTCGTATTCAACTGTGCGCCAGTAACTCCGCTTGTTCCGTTTACAACCGTCACCTGGGTTGGGCTGACTGATGTGGCATCCATCCACCACACTCTGCCGCCGGCAACGATGATAATCCGATCCTTGCGTACCGGAGGACTTCCGTTGTATGCAATGCAACGGAACATTCCCTGAATCTCGTGACTGGCAAACTTATACACCCGGTTCATCCCAGGGCGTGTGCCAAGTCGAATGCGTCGGCGGAACGGATCCGCTGGCAGGATGTTCCAAATGTCGGCGCTATACCCTTCCGGCACATTCGAGTACGGACTATCCGTGATCCAGCCACGGTAGGGAAGTTTGCCGGGAAGGTATGGCATCAGGCGGTGCGAACCCAAAGCGATGCTGACAGGTTTACTCCAGACTGTTCAGCAAGTCCAATACACTTGAAAGTACCGGGAACAGCAGTTCCGGAAGTTGCACCCGGTTTGTATCGATTGTGAGGGTTAGTTCCAAAAGTACCAAAGTAGATATTGCTAAGAGTCGAACCAACTTGGTATGAATAACCCGCCTCTCCCATCATAATCATGCCACCGATTGGGATATCGACATTTGAAAGAGTCGTCCAAAGATGATGATTGTCTACATACGACTTGCGTGACAAGATGTTCGCACTGGCTGGATCTGCTGCGTAAGACGGAGCGCCAGTAAATGCGGTAGTGCCAGTAACAGCAAGAGTTCCGCCGACAGTTGCCGCACCAGTGATAGCGGTCGTTGCATTGCGGATAGTCGTAGTACCAGATGCATTAGCGCCAATCGACACTGCAGTAGCCGCTTGTCCAACATTCAGGGTGGTTGCCGTGGTGTTGAATACCGTTGCGGTTGTTGTGGTCGTTGTGATATCTGCGCTGGTTGCTCCATTCACCGCAAGGTCGCCACCCAGAGTCGTATTGCCAGTAACTGCAAGAGTTCCGCCAACGGTTGCCGCGCCAGTAATTGCAGTGGTGGCGTTGCGGATAGTCGTAGTACCAGATGCATTAGCGCCAATTGAAACAGTTGTTGCAGCCTGACCAACATTGAGCGTTGTGGCGTTGGTATTGAAGACCGTAGCGGTTCCAGTGGAAGTAGTCGTGATGTCACCACCATTGACAGCCAGATCTCCGGTGAGCGTTGTGTCGCTGGTAACTGCAAGCGTTCCGCCAGCAGTGATGTTCCCGCTGACGGCTGCGTTGCCAGTAACGGACAGTTTCTCTGTCGGAGTTGCGGTACCAATGCCGACCCGATCAGTCTCATGGTTTACAACCAGAGTCTCCTTGACCGTGCTGGTCTTGCCGTTGGTAAGAGAGCCAGTATTGATGTACGGCATCTGATATGCCAGAGCCGTCCATCCATTGGTTCCATCTCCGACCTTGAAGTTGCCAGTATCGGTTTCATAACCGATCTCGCCAGCAGCAAGTGTGGTTCCTGCTGAAGTCCAACCAGCAGCCGTATCTCTGCGAACTTGAATAACCGTTGGCATTACTTGTTCTCCACGTAGGAAGGCGGCACGCAGTACCAGCCCTCTGGAACGATCACTTGGTTAGATGACAGGACCCATTGCCCGTCTTCGTAGACATACACCCTAGCCTTGGTCTCCGGGCCGACCCTGATCGGAGCCCCCTCGCTGACCAGAGTCACGCGACTGCATCCATGAACGAATGCGAGAGCCAGCGCGGCGCAGAGCAGCCTCGTCGCGAACAGCGTCCTTGGCGACCGTCTTTCCGATCGAACCGCCGTAGAGCCGCAGGATTGCTTCAAGGATTCCACGTATGACGTCTCCCAGCCAGGTCAAGCCTTGACCTGCTTGCTGGTCTTGTCGTTGTCTCGAGCGAAGATCAGGCCGACGCCGGCCATCAGGGCTGCTGCCAGCGCGCCGACGTCGATGGTCGTGGTCGGATCGTTGTCGGTCAGGGCCTTGATGGCCGAGCCGACGGCAATGAGGATCGCGCTCAAACCAGCGCCCGTGGTCTTCCAACTGGTGGTTTCAAAGAACTTCATGGTTTGCTCCTATCAAGGTTGGCCTCAATACGGTCGAGGCGGTGTGACATGGCTTGCTGTTGCGTAGATACCTGCACCAGCAATCTATCGTGGTGTAGGTATGACGCCAAAAGGGAGATAAGGATCGTCACCGCGATCGCGCCAATGGCGATCCAATCTCGGAACGACAGGTGTACGGTTGCGTTGTTTGTTTCGAGGGTCATGTCGCAACCTGGTTAGGCCCAGACCCTCATCGGAAGTGATGGAGGGGGATCGAGAATGGGAAGGGCCTCAATCTGTTCCGGAGTGAGTTCCCCGGCTACGCGCAGGTTCGCATGGAAGCGAGCATCGGTAACCGGCTCTCCATCCACAATGCGGGTCACGGGGCCGATCCATCCGATGTCGATTCGCTGCCCGTCAAGTTCGTGGCACTCACCATCGATGCGCTCAACCGCAACACCGATGGCAACAAATGCCTCAACCATTCGCGCTTCAGTATTCGTGCGAAGGTAGTAGTCTGTCATGTGATAAGACTCTGAAGGGTTGCGTTTGGAAGTCTCATGGGCCAGAATGTCAACGAGGCGATATGTTGGAACACATCGCTATTTGGGTTGAACACAATTTGAGCGGCACCTGTTGCGAGGCCAGTATCTGATGCTGTCACAGAGGCGGTGGTGCTTCCGTTGTTGACATACAGCGCCGAGTCACCGCTCTTCACAGCAAAAGCGGATCTGAACCTAGTACCCACGGTAGCAGTAAGGCCACTGTTCAAATCAGTGCTGGTGTTGTTTGCGCGAATGGAGTTTGCGGTTGTCACAAAGTGACGAGCAAGAGAAGTTCCACTTCCACCAGATCCAGTTCGCGCCAGCCACATGAACTGGGTAGTTGCAGGGGTACGCGTAATGTCACCCGCAAAGTAGACGCTGTACTCACTCTGTCCGCTAGGCCACCACGCCGAGAAGTTTGTGCCATCCATGTACATCACTTCGGATGCTCGCTGCACGCTGCTTGTGCCTGTCGAGATATACGACGATGCGCCGGAGCCTGTCTCTAGTTGCGCGCCCCAAACGTAAATGCCGCTTCCAGTAGTCCCTGTATATGAGGTTATGCTTCCGTCTGTAGACAGTCTCACTTGACAGTTTGCGTTTGTTTGTCCAACAGCGGTTGTAAATCGCATTTCAATCCGATACCACCCGGTTGTTCCGATTGCTGTAACCCTTGTGTTACCGACGACTGATTCGCTAACAATGGCTCCGTTTGACAGGTTCACCATGCTAGTCGCGCTGCTTCCACCATTCTCATACAGCTGCACAAATGTTCGTTCGACTGCTTTTGCCCAAACGCTAAAGGTGTATGCAGTTGAAGCAGAGGCAGTAGGCACACTTAATGTTGCATGAATCCCGGTTGCAGTTGTTTCTTCAACTTTGACAACTGTTCCGCTTGATCCAGTTGGGTTGGTGGTTGTGACTGTTCCTCTCGTCGTATTCACTGCTGAGAAGTTCCAGTTCACTGCGCCGCCAGTATTTTGAAATGACTCACTCCAGTTCAACAGGTTCGTTGCGTTGCCTTCCATCATCAAACCAAGGGGAGCAAGCGTGGTCGGGTTC